TTCCGATAATTCAGCGTTATCAAACCTTTTGCATTTGTTCTTCTTTTGTTCTTTTTTTGCTCACATATAACTAATTATCTTTTTATGTGTTAAAAATGCCACAAACCTAATAAAACCAATACTTTTAGTGTTGTAAATATATCACAAAGCATAAATATTGTGATATTTTTGCAACATTATGACTGCCAACTAATGTTAATTGGTGCTTTATCGTCACCTTTTAATGTTATTTCTGCAGCTTTTCCATACTTTTTAGAACTTATTTTAGATGCAGACCATTGTGAACTAGCTACAATAATTTTATAAAGATTAACTAAATTCTGCCCTGCCTTTCCATCTATTTCGCCTGATTCTATTTTAGCTTCTAATTCTAATCGTTTATCTTTTAAGTTACTTAATTCTAAATCTATCGCTAGTTCTTTTGCCTTTTGGTATCTATCCATCAATTCATTTGAACTAACTAATTCTTTTCGGAAACTAGCCCAAGTATAATCAATTTCTTCTTTTTCAAATACTTGCCGAATCGTTAGACCATCGGCAATAAGCTCTAAAATTCTTTCGGCTAATCTTGGGTTTAGTTTTCTTTTTCGTCCTGCCATAATTTTTAATCCTTTAGGGGTGGAGGCGGTTATAGAAAGAAAGGGAAAAAGACCGCCTCACACCAAGTGTACACTAATAAAAACTAGCTAAAAGGGTTTCGCTAGTAGTTAAAATATTTATCATACTAAATATAGTATTACCAATCAAAAATCGTTTTAGGCTTACGAAATGTTCTAGTATCGTTTGTAATGGGATTCTTCTTAATAACGCCTTTTTCTAGTAGCTTATCTATAAATAATTCTACGGAAAAAGAACCCCAGCATTCCCTTTCCCAAATCCACACCATTTGATTTACGGACAATAATCCGTTTTGAAATTCATTATTTAATTGAATTATAATTTCTAGCTTTTCTTCTTTAGTGTAATCGTTGAACTTTCTATGCTGTAATGGTTTTCCTTTATAAGTATAGGCAAGGGGGGTTATAGTCGAATCATTGGACATTTAAGTTATCCCTTGAATCCTTTTAATTTCTTAAAACCTTTAACCTTATTAATATTATGAGTATTAGTATTACTCTTCTTAATACTACCCAATTTTAGGGTAGTCAGTTGCCCAGAATTTGGGTAGGGCAAAACAACCTTATAAGGGGCTTTTAGTTCATAATAATTAGCCGAAGTCTTTCTGTGGATAATTAGGTATTTTTCTTCAACAAGTTCGGCTTTAAGGCTTTGCAAGGTATTCAAAGAAACGCCCAATTTTTCAATTAAAGTTTTATTTCGCAAAGTCCGATATTTGTCCGATAAGCTACGAAGATAGCAAAACAACAACTTCGCATTGTTGCTTAAATCATTATCCCAAATGACTTGATTCGGTATCATTGAAAACCCTTTATTTTTCATATTCCCTGCCAGACTATATATACCCTATTTTTGGGTAATCAAATAAAAAAAAATTTGGTGTTCTTGCTATGTTCTATTGTATTACTTGTATATATTTTGTATAAATAAGAATGATTCGTATAAATAATAACTACAAACAAAAGGAGGGTTTTATGGATCAAGAAATGACTAAAGCAATAGAAACTTTTAAAAATAAAGTTTTTGAAGATTATGCAGGTTTTAATTCAAGAAGCATAACTTCAATAAGTAAAGATACTATTGAAAAAGTACCATCTTATCAAAATGAAGTTAATAAAAGAATAGACGCTAGACTTCAAGAATTTAAAGATGGCTTTAAAATGGTAGAAACTAAATACTATTATAAGTTTCTAAAAGCTAACGGAAGCGGTCAAAGTGTTCATTCTTTTATAGTTAAAGAAGATAAGGAAATTAGAAGAAAGCACTGGAAAAAAGGAGATTTATTAATGGCTGCCTCTTTTAGTCAACCTGCTTTAAATAAACCTAGAGGCAACATTCTAGGGGAATATAAAGTACAATGGACAGGTCCGCTTTATTTGTCAGGTCCAAAAGGATTTACTTTATAAATATTAACCAAAAGGGGGCGAAAGCCCCCAGAAAGAAGAATGTTATGAGTATGAAAGGTGTTAAAGCTAAAATAATAGAAGAATACGAACAATTAAAAAAAGATTTTTCTAATTATTACGAAAAAGTTCACAATAAGAAAAAAGAGTTTGATGCTTTTAAAGGTTATGACCAATTAGGATTAAAACCTAATAAGTCAAAAAAACATTATCAAACGCTTTTATATTCGGCTTATGCTCAATTAAGACTTTTAATTGATATAAAGCCTGATTTAAGAAACTAACTAAAAGGGGGCGAAAGCCCCCAAGAAAGGAATTATGAAAGCTAAAGATTATAAAGGTATTACTAACCTACTAGAACAAAAGAACCCAAATAAACGATTCTTTAATTTTATGGATTTTAAAGATACCCAAGCTAGAATTAATTCGCCAAAAATATACCAATATCCAATAAAAAAGCATTATCAAGAACCTAAAAGAAGAACCTTTTTTTATATAGGTTTAGGGCTTTTACTTGTATTATGCTTGTATATAACATGGATTTTGATATAAATTTAACTTTAGAAAGGAATCAATTATGCCAAATATAGAACACAATCAAAGGGAAATCCAAGCCGTTAATAATGCCGAATACTTTACTTGTATCAATTGGAAGCCGTTAGGTAATAAAGAACGATTTGAATTTGATACAAAGCAAGAAGCTATCAATAAAGGTAAATCAATTATCAAAGACGACAAAAGGGCAAAGATAATGATTTATGCCGTTAATGGTTCAAACATGGCTTTAGTTCAAACTATAAGGGGTTCTTAATGCAATTGTCATTAAAAGAACTAGAACACATTAAAGTTGCTTTATATACCCACAAAAAAACCTTTTCTAGTTTTGAAGTAAATGGACTTTATGGAAAAATAAAAGACTTTTACAATAAAGAATTAGAAAGGGTTAAAATCAATGTAAGTATAGAGGATAAAGCTAAAGAAAAAATAATTTCCGCAAATAAACTTTATAATAATATGAAAGGTGCTTTTAGTGAACGCAAGGAATAAACTTTGGGAACAACTAAAAGAAGTTTGCAATAAAAATGCTGAAATAGAGGGCGTAGAATATTGGAATTATATTTTAAAAGCTAAAGATTATGTTCCTTTAAAGGATTTAAAAGAATGGATTCGCAAGGAAGAAATTAAAAAGATTAAACAACAACAAGAACAAAACAAGGAAAACGAAAAAAGGGGAATACATGGCAACAATAGATGGAACTGAAGAAATACTAGATTTAGACTTATTTGGCAATCCAATAGAAAAAAAGGTTTTATTAAGGGAAAAATATTTAGAACCCCCTTTTTCTATATGCGATACCAAGCAAGGAACTTGGCAAAGGCGTAGGCAAAACTGGAAGAATTTAGGAATAGAAAGCGAAGTAGGTAGAGAGGGAACAGACGGAGCTCATTTTGCAGGTCGTCATAGACAAGCCGAAAGAAGCGGAAAGAAACCTGCCGAATCTACCCAAAGAATTTTAGATGTAGGCGAAGTATCTATTTTTGATCCTGCTTTATGCGAAATTTTATATACTTGGTTCGTTGATAAAGGCGGAAGTATATTAGACCCTTTTTCAGGCGGTAGTGTTAGGGGTATTGTAGCCCATTATTTAGGTTGGAAGTATGTCGGTATTGATGTAAGGAAAAGCCAAATAACAAGTAATAAGATTCAAGGGGAAAAGATTTTAGATAAAGATAATCAGCCTAAATGGATATTTGGCGATTCAAATAAGATTTTAGATACTATGATAGACGGCAAGGAAGCAAATCAATTAGAAGAATTTGATTTTGTTTTTAGTTGTCCGCCTTATGGTAATTTAGAAATATACTCCGACCAACCTGACGACATTTCAACGCTTGATTATCCTGCCTTTTTGGAAGTGTACGAATCAATCATAGCCAAAAGTTGTAAGTTATTAAAGCAAGGGGCTTTAGCTTGTTTTGTCGTTGGGGAATTTAGAGATAAAAGAGGTAATTATGTCGGTTTTGTTCCAGATACTATTAGGGCATTTACTAAATGCGGAATGAAATACTATAACGAAGCTATTTTATTAAATGCAATTGGTTCGGCTAGTGTTAGGGCTAATACTAATATGAAAAATAAAAAGCTAGTTAAAGTACATCAAAACATTTTAGTATTTAAGAAAGCATGACAATAAAAAAAGATTTATATATTTATAGGGTTCTTTATGGAACTAAACGAATTAAAAAGATTAGTTTAAATAAATTATTAAATCATTTAAATTTAGAAGTATTTACTAAAAGATTTTTTGTAAATAAGGAAGATGCAATTAAATTTATAAAAGAAAATGAACAAGAAAATAGAAAAGAAAAAAAATATAGAAAACCTTAAAAGATTAACTTTACTTAATATTTTATCTTCTAAAGGGGTTGTTTATAGATATTACAAATTTAATTATAAAAAAGGGAATCAATCATGCTTGAAACTATCATAGCCGTAGAAATCGCTTTATGGATTTTCTACTTATCAACTAATTAAATATCATTAATATTATATAAATCTTTAATTGGAATACTCCAACATTTAGGTCTATCTAAACCGAAGTCGGTTAAATATTTATCTTCTAATTTAGTTATAAATGGAAACCAACCATGAATCGTATAACTATGGTTGCCATCAAAAGTTACTAAAACATATTTAGCTTTTTTTTCGCTAGGTCTAATTATTAAAGTATTGTTATTTTTTCTTTCTTGGGTTCTTATTTCTATATCTTTACCAACATCAGCTTTATCGTATCGGCTATAAGTATCGGTATAACTACCATTAAAAAAAACATTTTTAGCTTTACAATAAGCAACTTCGCCCATAGCCCCTAAAATTCCTAAAGATAATGTTTTTTGTTCCGAACCTTTATAACCATGTCCGAACTTCTTTTTCATTTTAATATTTTCAATGTATCTTTTATTGGCTACTTGCGAAGCCATCTCTATTTCGTATGGTTCTAATTGAACAATCAAACTTCGTCACCCCAACAATCCCAACCTTTTACCTTTTGCCTAGCAAATAGTTCAATTCTAGGTAAATCTCCGCAAAGATTAACTATATTAGTTCTAACAATATCAGGTTTTCTTGAATGTTCTCTACGGCTATCAACAATTAATTGTTTAACATTCTTATAAAATCTTTTAGGTTTGCCTTTTGTAGCTAACAAACACATCTCAGGGTTACTTCTTGTCCAATAACCTAAACCCATAAAAAAATTATCGTTTGTTTTATTTTTCTTCGCCCATGTAAAGGCTACTGTTTTGTATTTGAATCCCCATTTTTTAAGTAACTTAAAAGATTTTTCCAAGAAAGGGTCAGTAACCCACATAAACAAACAACAATCCACATCAGCAATATCATTGATATTAAGATCCAATAAATCGCCAAATTCCATGCAAGAATAATGTTTGGTAGCATTACGGTCTTCACCTTTTTTAGAATAACTTTTAAAATACCAAGCTGGATCTGCATAAATTATTTTATACTTCTTCGAATCGTTTAATATCGGTTTTGACTGTTTTTTCATTTTCAAGCTCCTCTTGTTCTTTTTTTTGTTTTTCATATTTGTTTAATGTAGTTCCTGTATTAGAAAATTTTTTCCACCAACATTCAGCGCAATAATCTTTATTATTTTCAACAACATCAGCTTTGTTATCGCAATCACAACAGGTTCTCATATCTCCGTAAATGTTCATTATTCCCTTTAAAAACGAATCGTTTTATCATTCTTAAAATTACATTAATTATTTTTTTATTTCAAATTATTTGTATTGCTTTTAATCAATTTTTGTATAAAGATTCGAATCAATGCTAATAAAGATTGGGAAACAATGGAAACATAGAAAGAATGGGGGTTGCTTTACTGCTGATCATCTTTCTCCCTCTCAATTAACTAAAAGTCCAGACCAATGGTTTTATGACTATTGCGTTCTTGATGAAAAGGATAGGCGTAAGCGACCCCCTAATATGAAAATGATATTTGGCGGAATTATAGGAAAGGCTCTACAAGATATAATTGTCCACAAATTAACTATTAAAGAAGTTATGAATGGAAAAAAAACATGATAGAAAAATTAGCAAGTATGCAAACACAAATAAGAAACCAAGAAAAAACTATCAAAACACAAGACCAAAAGATAAGAGAAAGAGATGAAGAAATATTAAATTTAAAAAAAGAATTACAAAATCAAGAAAGAACAAAAGCTAAAAACCAAAGTTATTTAGAATTAAAAGTACAAAAAGAAGTTGACCAAATAAATGAAAACAAAAAAAGACAAAGGAAAGGGAAACATGACAACCAAACAAAGTAAAGAAGAAGATAAAAGTAAGGGTTCTTTTAAAGATAGAAGAAAAGAATGTATTGAAAAGTTAGATAGCGAAGTTAAGAAATTAGATTTTAAAGGTAAAAATTATCTTACAGTTGCTAGACGACATAATCATTTATTAAAATTTTTTCCAGAATCTAAAATTGACGAACAAGTTATATTTCAAGACGATACTAAAGTTATTTGTAAAAGTACGCTTTATATTGGCGATACACCTTATAGTGTTGGTCATGCCGAAGAAAGAAGAGACTCTAGTTTTGTTAATAAAACTTCCGCTTTAGAAAACGCAGCAACTTCAAGTTTAGGAAGATGTTTAGCAAGTTTTGGATTACATGGTACGGAATTTGCTTCTGCCGATGAATTGGCAAATGCTTTAACACAACAAAAAGGAAACAACCAAGATTCAATTGAAAAAGAAATAGAAAAACAAGGTACGGAAACTAAACTAAATACTTTGTATTCTAATTGGATAACTAAAAACGAAAAAATAGAAGAACTATTTAAAACTAAACAAGAAAGCATAAAAACCAACGGAGGAACAAATGCAAAATGGTAAATCTAAAGACTGGGTATTATTCCCATACGATGCAAGTAACGAAAAAGCTATTAAGATTGATTTTTCAGGAAATACTTTATTAGCTAATGGCGAAAAAGGAACTTTATTAGGTTCTAAAGGTACTTCAAAAGACGGCAATACTAAATTTATAAGAATATTCGCCCAAGTAGGAGTATTGTTTAAAGGAGATGACAATAAATTTACTGGAAATATAAACGCTCCAGAAATTGGTTCGTCTAAAAAGAACTTAATAGGTTGGCTTAACGATAAATCCGAAAAGCCTAATATTGCAGGTTATCAAAATGATCCGCAAGATAAACCACAACAAGAACAACAACCGAAAGATGATGCTTTGTCGTTTTAAGTGAAAGTATTCTTTTTAATTTTATATATAGTTAATGGTTCAAGTTCCGTTAGTTATGTAAAAATTCCTTTTGCTTATTCGTTAATACCGATTACTTGCGAAGAAGTTTTTTACGATAAAGTTAAATTTACTTTTATAGAAAATGATGGCTATTATGGATTTTATAAAGATAAAATTGTTTATGCTCATACTTGTATTGATGAACATGGAAATTACTATAATGGCTATGAAGAAAAATTAGATTGGGAATTAGGCTATGGCAAATAATGTAAAAGATATAAACCAAATAACTAAAGAATTAGAAAAACTTTTAAAACAAAAAGAGGAACAATACGGAAGTTTTGATGTTACAAGCTATTCTTTTAAAGGTGTTTTGGAAAGTATTTTATCGGCTTATAATGGTAGAGTTGTAGTTTGTCCGCCTAATATCTTTGGAGTTTGTATGATCTTTGTAAAGTTATGGCGTTCAATAACGAATCAAAAATATAAAAAAGATACTTATGATGATATTAGCGGATATAACGAATTAAATAGAAACCTTAAAATGAAAGAAAACAATGGGAAATAAAGTACCAATGACTCCAGTTATGTTAAGACTATTGAATTTTATTAAAAAATATGCCAAAAAGAACAAATATTATCCAACTTATCAAGAAATGGCTGATGGGTTAAATTATAAAAGTAAAAATTCGGTAACAGTCATTATCAATAAATTGGAAGCAAGAAACGATATAAAAAAGATAAAAGGTTACAGGAGGAATATAGAACTTAATGTTTAAAGTAGAAAAAAATTCACTCCAAGAATTAGTCGTAAATTTTAAAGAATTTTTTGTCGGAGCTACAATAGAAGAAGCAACAAAGAAAGCTCATGAACAAGAAAAACCTCAAGATGACGCAACTATAACAATAACTGACAGGCGTTTTCTTGGGTCTAATATAAAAATAGTCAGTGATAAAAAAGATGGCGATACTAGACCCCAAACAAATCAGGGATCTGAAAGTGAAGCAGGGAAAATGGGTACAAAGAATGAATAAACACAAACAAATGATTCGTTCTTACCAAAATAAATTACCTATTATTTCACAAAAGATTTTAGATTTGGAACAAAAACAAGAAAGTATTATTACTTAATTTACTTTCTACCGCTAAAGTTGTACAAGGGATAAGGGGATTCTACGCTCAAAAGAAAGGAAACATGATAATAATAGATAAAGAACAATTAACACTTGACGAAAAAGATTTTAATACAAAGTTAGGTAAAGCATTAAAAAATTTAAGAACTATAAGAAAGAAAACTCAAACACAAGTTGCCAGACAAATAGGGGTAACATTCCAGCAAATACAAAAATACGAAAAAGGTGCAAACGCTATTAGCGAATTTAAAGCTAGAAGAATTTGTACTTATTTAGGTAAAGATTATAATTTATTACAGGAGGAGTTTAATGTTTGTACCAGTTCAAGATAGAATAGATAAATTAATTCCAGACCCAATTGAAATAGATACATTTAATTATTTATCTAGTATTGCCGAAAAATTTATTATTAATGGACATGAAGCTCACAAAACAATTCCAGGTTTTGATAAATGCAAACCAGAAATAGAAACCTATAAAGTTTTTGATGGTATAGAAATTCCTGTTCATGGTTACGCAGATTTTAAAGGTGGCGTTATAATAGAAGATAAATGTAAATTTCCAAGAAGAGGTAAGATTAAAAAAGACGGAACTAGATCATGGTCAACTTCTAAACTACCTGATTCGATAATGCCAGATCACTTAATACAAACGGATTTTTACCATTATGCAACCGAACTACCTATTTATATTTGTTATATAAATGAAGAAACCTTTAAAGTCTTTCATGCCGACAATTGCGAACAACTACAACCTGAAAGCATTAAATCAAGGCTATCACAATTTTTGCAAAGATGTAAAGTAAGACAAAACCTTTTAAGTGTAAGCCAAGATGTAAATATTATAAAAAACTATATCCAACCTGACTTTGAAAATTTTAAATGGAAAAATGAATTAGACCCAGATTATTTAATCAAAGCTAGAAAGTTTTGGAGTAGCTAAAAATCCCATCAGGAAATTATTGTCGCAGCAAATCTAGAGTACCCTAAAAATAGAATCGTCTATTCTTTAATAAAACTTTTTTTTTCTAAAAATTTAAAAAACCTAATTTGATATAATAGGTTTATAAAAAAAATAAGGAGGGAAAATGTGTAACGAATGGAAACACCCAAGCTACTATAAAGAGTTAGCAAAGGTAAGAAAAGAGTTTGAAGAAGAAGAAAACTCTAAAACTAATAAAGAAGAAGAAAAGGGGGAAGAAGATGAATAAATTTGAAATAGCAGGAAATCCTACTATTGATAAATTAGCAAGTCAATTTGGGATTGTAATAGAATGTTATGTAAATGACATTTACGAAGTTTGGGTTTATAGAAGAAAGTCGGCAGACTTTGTTGTTCATAATCCTTTATATAAAGGTAAATGTACTTATATATCTATAAAAAGAAAAGATAAAAAAGCCATACATGATTGGCGACATTTTCAAGAAATTAAAAATGAATTAGTTGGAAAAGAAGTTGAAGCTATGGAAATGTATCCTGCTGAATCAAGGTTACATGATTCGGTCAATCAATATCATTTGTTTTGTTTGCCAAAGGGAACTTCATTAAAGTTTGGTTGGTTAGAAAGATGCGTTGATTATACGCCTAAAGAGGGCGGTTATAATAAGCCTGGTCAAAGAGGATTATAATTGTATTGGGCGGTTAGAAATAATCGCCCTACCAATTAAATTTAGAAGATTCGTTTTCAAAAGTTTTATCTTCGTCAGCTTTTCTCATACATTCATAGTGAGCATGACCTTTTGGGTAAAAAGAAACAAAAGAATCAGTATTAATAATATTAATTTTACAATATCTGCATTTGCCGACATTAATTATTGATTGTATTTTGTTCTTCTTGCCCACCATCTCCCCAGTTCAACTTAATGAACTACACCTAAACATTAAGAATTTCGTTTATAGGCTTTAGCACTTATTGTACTATTTTTTTTAGACCTACTTTTACCTGCCTTTTTTCTTTTATTGACATAGTACCAGAGTCCTTTTTTAACTACTTTTCCATCTTTTCGTTTATGATAACCTTTTTTCATAATTATTTTTTCTTCTTGTTTTTTTTCTTTTTCTTTTTGTTCTTCATTGGTGGTCTTCCTCTTTTACTTCCGTAAGTTCCTTTTCCGTATGGCATAGTTATTTCCTTTTGTTTTTATGTTTATTATTACCCATATACCAATCTCCAGGTTCATAGTTCCATTTTTTACCATGATGACCTCTTAAATCAGCATACAGCATTCTAGCTTTCACTATGAATTTTAAAATACTTCTTACCACTTTTTGCAAGACCAGTATCTTGCGGTTAGTTTATTATTAGCCGTACTACATTTATGTCTGGCTCTAAAACTCTTTCGTCTTGCTGGATTAGATTTTTTAATAGTCATGTTTGCATCTCCGTATCTAATTAATCTTACGGTGCTTCCTGACTTTGCAAGAACAGCAAATTTCTTTGTTTTTGTTCTAGCTCTTTTAGGTTTATTATAACCTGAAAAACTTTCGCCTCTATAATTTATTGCCATTCCTTATAACCTTTTTCATCTTTAATTAATGCCATTCTTCTATCATCATTTTCAAAGGTTGTGTTTTTGGTACTTACATGAATCCAACCTGAATTTATATCCGAATCATTATAATATTCTAAAATTAACTGATCATAAGAATATTTTTCTTTGATGTATGTTGCAACTTCTTTATTATCAACTCCAGGTATCTCAAAGTCCACCGCTTCTCCTTGACAATGCTGACTTGTAGGCTTTGAGCCTATCATGGTAGCTAATTGTTCGCTTCTAAATCCGCTAGTAACTTTAATTGGTAATTTATAATGATTTCTTAAAGGTTGAAGTATTTTTTCGCAAAGGTTTTGTAGGTTATTTATTTGTTGTTCGTTAGGTGTATTATCAATATCATTTCGTAAAGCCGTTTGGCTTTGTGTTAATTCTTTTAATGTAAAATTATCTGTCAGGTTCATTGTTTTCAAAATATTTATAATCAAATTCAACAGCTTTCCAGCCGTCTTTTTTCTTTAGTTTGCTTCTTTTACCAAAATCCTCCGCTTCTTGTAAAGTAGTAAAAATTTGGTTTGTAAATATTCTTAATTTTTCTGTATTCTTATCGGTAATAACTACCAAATACATCATGCCTTAATTTTAGGTTTTTTAGGCGGTAAAAGTATCTGTTGGCAATCAAATTTAAGATAAATACCATATTGATTAATTTCTTCTCTTCCCATTTCTACTGTTTTGTCCATAGATTTTTTATATCCATCAACCATACAAGTATAAAAATCGTCATAAACCTTATCAAAGGTATGAGGTTCAAGGCACTGATTCGCCATAGAGGAACACATTACTATCGTTAATACTATACTCATTTATCTTCTTTTGGTTTTAATTTATCTTCTAGTTCTTTAATTTTTTTGTTAGCTTGTTCTAAATCGGTAGAAGTATGTTCTAACTTTTGTAAGCAACGCTTATTAGCAGCGTCTTTAGACTTACCAGCGTCTTGAAGTTCCGCTACTTCTTGTTTAAGTATTCTTACCTGATCTTTATATTCGTTTATTATCTCTAAACTTTCTGACATATAAAAAAATATTATTTTGGTTTTTTCATAATATCTGCACCTTTAAGACCATAGATTGCAGAAACAACTCCGATAAACAGAGCTTGATACCAGAATGGCATATTATTAAAATACTCAAAAAACATTTCAACTTTTTTCATAATTTCTGGATCGTCAGAAAATATAGACCAAATAAGTAACATTACAGGTGCCGACACCAAAATTAAAACAAACTCATCTTTCCAGCCTTGCTGATTATTTTGCATAACAGCTTGTTTGTATTCAAGCTCACCTTTTGCCATTTTTTCCGCATGAGTAGTTTCTGCGTCAGCCATGAGCATTTTAGTTTTTTGTCGTTGCTTGTAAATATGCGAACCTGCATTTACAGCCAGTTTGATTGCACTTAACCACATAACTATCTCCTTTTTTTAAGATGTTTTAAAGTAAATTTTACTCTTTGTCGCCAAACAAAACCATATAATTTTCTTAATAAACATTCTAGCTTTACAAGTAAATATTCCATAATTAAACCTCATAAAATCCTTAATGTTTACAGTTATCACAAATACATAAATCACTATCATAATGGTGTAAATGTAATTCATCTTTACAATGACAATTACAATGACAATTTTTACATACTTTTTTTTTTCTTTTTTTCTTTGGTTTTTCTATAACTAAATTAGCTATTTTTTCGCATACATTATCTAACCAAGTTAAAAAACTTATTATGACTTTATCTAAAAACATATCAATCTAATATTAATGCTTTAATACTTTTTTCTCCCATATATATTTCAGTTTCTGCCATAGATTTTATACATTGATACTCTATTGATTTAGAAGCACCTCTGGAAGCCACCCTTTTACCTTTCAGACAATCGGACATAGAACTTTGAATACGATGCTCTTTTATTTCACCGTTTATTATTAACAATAAAGCAATAACAATTTCCTGCATTTAATAATTCTTTCCGTTTTCTCTAACTTTATCTTTTAATTTTTCTATATCGTTTAAGGCTTTATCTAATTGTTTTTCTATGTGAATAAGCATTACTTGATTATGTATATTCTTATCTAAAAGTTCTTGATGTTTTTCTATTGTTTCGTACAAATCCTCTAATAAAAGAAATTGCTCTTTATCAACTGTTGTTTGTTCACTAGCTTTTAATAAATCAGCATTCATCAATTCCCTTGATGTCTCTAGTGATGTAAGTCTAGCAGTTATTTCGGTGTAAGCGAAGATCCCCATAGAAATTGCTATTATGATTCCTATCATGTTCTTGACAGGCATAGCCACCGATGTGTTCTCATTAATCTTCATAGTCAACCATTAATAATTTTATACCTAATTTTTTTTGTTTTTTTGTAGGTGCTCTATATATTTTATATGAGCCTTTAGGTTTATTTTTTAAACATTTACCTTTTTTGTTTTTACGAAAAGTAATTGTCTTAATATCAATTAGTTCTACATTACCATTTTTGTCAACGATAACAATATCAAACGGACAACTTGGATCACAGCTTTTGGCGACATAATAGCCTTTTTTAGTAAGTTTAGCTATTGTTTCGTATTCGCCAACTGTACCTTTAATAGAAGTTTTTTTTTGTCGTTCAGAGATAAGTTTTTTATCTATTTGCAAAACAATTATTTAATAAAGTAATTATAACCACTTGTTATTGCTGTAGCTAATATAAGTAATAACCAAACAGCACCTTTCCCTTTATTAATATCGGCTCTTAATGAATAAGTTTCTTGTTTTAGTTCCCTAACTTCTTTAACTAAAAAATCTATTTTAACTTCTGTTGCCGATTTTTTTGCCATGTTATTCTTCTTTCTTACCTTGAAGCATTTGTAAGTATTCGTAAATAAATTGTCTTGTTTCGGAATCAGCGTTTGCCATAATAGTACCTAATTTTCCTAAATGTTGAATAACGCCATCAGCACCTTTGTTTCCTGTTATTTTAATTCCTTGTGCTAACCATTTAATAAAATTTGGGTTAGTCATTAATCCAGCTGTTACTCTTGCACTTCCTATAACTAAAGGAACGGATAATATAAAAGCAGGATTACCTGTAAATGCAGTTGCTCCTCCTCCAAATATTAAACCTTGTCCTACTAATCTATCTGCAGTTCCACTAGGATTAGCAAAAGTTTTACCACTTGCTCTAATATTATCTGCAATATTAACTACTTGTTGTAAATTTTTTTGAAATTCTTTTCCAAAAGGTGCACTT